CGTCATGCCTGTCTTGAGAGCCTGCGCTCCAGTGCCAAGCAAGGCATCGTTGCTGCCGTCGAACGACAGAATCTTTCTGTTGTTCTGAGTGGCCGAATGAATGACAGGGCGACTCCCCGCCGTACCCTGCGTGGCGTGCCTCGCGTTGCCCGACTTGTCGGCCCAGTAGCCCACCGGATCGCTCGTCGCGGTGGCGGGAGCGTGGACGCCAGAGATGCCCCAGCGTTGGGCTAAGTAGGCTTCGACGCGAGCGCGGTCGGCGGTGGATAGGGCGGTGTCGTATATGACGATCTCGGCAATGTAGCCGTTATGGAACGAGGTCGATTCCTTGCCGATGTTGAACGTCGCACCTGATGAATCAACGGGGTCGTTAGTTGTCCCTTGAGCCCCGTTCCCGAAAGTCGTCAAGGACGAGTTGCTGGTAAACAACGCGCACGCTACAGACGGCGAGGTTGCGGAGGCCGTCGCGCCAAATGAAATGGGGCCTGATGTTTGCTGCCGCCAGAACGCCCATGTGCCGGAATCGGAGAACACCCCGCGATTGGTTGTCCCGTAACTCCACACGCGACCGCCTGATGCAACGTCAGAGACGGCGACAAACAAAACGGTCTGTGTCGCGGCGTCTGCCAGCGACGTTGCCATTGCGTTGGCAGTGCCGTCGAAGTCAAGGACGTTTTTGCCGTTTAGCGAACGGGTTCCAGTGGTCGGCCTCGCGGTGCTACTAGCCGTCGCGTGATTGCCCGCCGTGCTCTTGTCGTTCCACTGGCTGACCAGCCCTACGCTCTGCGTGATGCTCGCCGCATCGCTCGCATCCCACCAGCCAACGCAACCACTGATCTCCGTAGGCGAACTCACCGCCGTCACCGGCCCCGCGTCGGTGGTGTAAAGCGTGTCGGCCGAAGAAGCGTCAAGCCAGAGGGCGAGGCCGCTGATGGAGCGGGGGGTGAATGCAGACCCTTTTAGTAGTCGCGGGCTTAGTGCCATCTTTAGCCAACCCTCCAACCGCCACTAGTCGAGTCATACACCACGGGCGCCGATGCCCCCGCCGAAAGCGTGTAGTCACTCGCGCCAGCACACAGGAAGCGATTCGCCGCCGTGCTGGATGCGCTCTGATGTTTCAGCGTGATATCGAACGTGCCGATGTTGACTAGTAACCGCGCGTCGCCGTTGATCGTGGCGACAAGCCCCGTGATGTTGCGGGCGGCGCTTGCGGATATCCGCAGTATGTCGCCGGCAATCAATGCGTAGTTATTTTGATCGGCGGACAACTGCGCCGGAGAAGCAACCGTGTTGCTAATGTCGCTTGACGATAAGGTGATAACCCCAGTTCTTCCCGCGACTGATGACACGGTTCCGGTGTAGGCAAGCGATGACCACGCTGCCGAGCCGTTGCCGATTTTAAATCGCTGCGGAGTAGTGTCTGTTTCCACTCCGATTTCGCCCGCCGCAAGAATGGGGTTTGTGGCGATCCAGTTTGCGCCGGTGTCGCGGCGCTGTTGCATTCTTGGCATGAGAAACCCTTAAACGGTTGTTGCTGATCCGCCGTCCAAAACGCCGCCGTCCGTTGTGTCGGCCGATCCGCCGTCGATGGATGTTGAAATGACGCTGGCCCACTGCCCATCCCCGCGCAGGAACGTCGAGGCCGACGCGGTGCCGCTTCCTAGGCGAGCGGTCGGGATCGTGCCGGTGAGATTTGTCGCGTCCACAGCGCCACTAAAAACCGCGGCCTCGATTACTCCCGGCGTTCCAACGTCGCCAAGCGCGTTCACTTGAAAAATAGTGCCGGCATCGTAGGAAATGCTTAGGATATTTAGATCGCCCGCGTTACTTCCCGCCGCAACCGCTGGCGCGGTTAGTTCCACCGCCCCAGTTCCGGCATCGCGCTGCACAACGGTCGCCGGCAGCCTCGCCGCCGCAATCGTTCCACTGGTGATATCCGCAGCCGAATGCGTATGCGACGCCGCGGCCTTAGAGTCTAGCGCCGTTTGTAGCCCCGTCACTTGCGAGACTGCCAGCGTAACGGCATCGCTACCGCCGCTGGCGTGGCTAGCCGCGTGGGCGCTAGGCGCGAACGTGGATGGCTTGTTGCTGATCGTGGCCCAATCGCCGGCGCTGATTTCTGCGTAGGACGAACCGCCCCAGCGGTAAGCCTTGCCAGTGTCGAGGGCAACGTAGATTTTCCCGGCGGCCCCGGTGGCCGGGAACGCGGCGAGGTTCGCCGCCTCGACAACCTCCGCGGGGCTGGCGGAAACCTCGACATACGCCGAACCGCTCCAACGGTAGAGCGTGTTTGTCGCCGTCACAACGTACAGCGTTCCCGTCGCGCCGGTGGCCGGCAGCGCCGCGAACGTCGCGGCCTCGACAAGCCCGCCGCCGGAAGATGATGAAAGCGAATAGAACGGCATCGATAAACCCTAGTTTCCGGTTGCCGAACCGCCGTCAATCGTTCCGCCGCCGGCAGACGCTGCCGACCCGCCGTCGATCCCCGGCGGCAATGCCGCAGCGGGGCCGACCCGCTTGCTATGGACGCGCACGGTTTCGTGGAATGCGTCCCCGTAACGAAACAGCGGCAGCCCGCGCGGCGCGGCCAGTTCGAACACCGTTTGAACGTTGCCCAGCATTTCCAACACCTTGTCGCCGCGCTGCGGCTCCGCGTAGGGGAAGTCGGCCGTACAAAAAATGAAATCCCGGCTTTGCCACTGCTCCACCACCCCACCGGTTTCCGCCGATTCGAACAGCGTTTGCGCTAGGGTGGCTTTGATCGTGTGCGAGACACTACCGCGACGATAGACCACGTTGACCGATGCGCTCGCGCGCAACTGGCCGGCTAACCACGCGGCCCCTGTTCGTAGTGCGTCCATCGGCCACCTTTAAAGAAAATGCGCCCCGCCGCCACGCGCTGCGGTTTGCGCGGGCGGCGGGGGCTAGCGGCCGGGGATCGTCAACCGCGATTCAGATCAACCCAAACCGTCGCATCGCCACTAACGGCAGCGGTGGCGACCTTGCCGGCGCGCTTGCCGCCGGCGCTGGTTGCCGTGATGTTGCTGTTCGTCGTGTTCCAATAAACGACGGCGCCGAGTGCGAGCGCTTCGGCAGCCTTCGGCATGGAAAAAACGCCTTCAACCTCGACGGCGCCAAGCGTGTTGGCGGCGATCGGCCGGGAAGCCACGGCGATGCCGTCAGTCAAAACCACAACGTCGCCAGCGGCGACGGCGGAACTGGGGGTATACGGCCAAGTGCCGGGTTCCTGCTTGAAAGAAGCCATTTTGAGCCTTTCGAAAAACTGGGGGTTTGTGGATCGTCATGCCGGCCGGCGGCATCGTCTGCCGCCGACCGGCTACGGTTTACGCGGCTAGGGTCAAGCGGTCGCCATGCGGTAGGCCGCGAGCGATTCGCCCTTGGCACAACCGAAATCCATGTAGCCGCGGAGGGTAACGCCAAGCGTATCCGGCGCGGGTTCGACCTGTTCGATCGTGGGGGTCTGCTGACCGTTGAGGAATACAACATCCATAGCGGCCAGATCGGCAGCATCGGCACACAGCCACCACGTTGAAGCACTCGACAGATACGCGGACGAAACCACGCGATACCGGCCGGCGAGAACATTTGCATTCCCTTGCGCCGTCGTGTTGCCGCTGATGAGGAGCGACGAACCCATAAGTTCGGCCGCAGTCAGTTCCAACTCTGGCGGAACCAGCAACACGCTAGGCGAAATCCCAAGCGGGTTACCATCGGGATCGCTCAGTTTCCGATAGGCCGTAGCGGCGGTTTTGAGCGAAGCCAGAGTAAGCGCGTTACCAGCGGCGGCGGTAGCCTTCGAATAATAGGTAGCGTTGCTGTTCTGGAACTCCGTCCAAATCTGCTCCGCGAGACTAAGGGCAGCCCCGCGGCCAATCCGCTGCGGCAGCGCGGTCAGCGCGTTCAAATCGTCGTTAACCATATCCTGCCGGGTCACGTTGGAAGTGATGCCGTAGGTATCAGCGTTGACGCTTCGCTTCGAATCGCTAGCGTCTGCCGATTGCATCTGCCCGCCGTTGCCCACCTTGGCAAACTTAAACGAACCATTCAGCCTGTAGAGGCTAACGCTCTTGAAGTCATTGACGCTACGGATAGCGGCAACCTGATCCCAAGTGCGTTCCACCGCGTTAAAGCCGGAGAGAAGGAACTTATTCGCGACGTTCGACAGGATATCGCTAATCGCGTGAGTGGCGAACGCGGCGCGAATCACCATTGGCAGGTTCGTGGCGGAAATCCGCGACGAACCGGAATAGCCATTGGCGCGGGCCGCCTCCACGAAAACCTCACCGAGCGAAACGCTGCGCTGCTGCTTTGCGGCAGCCTCAACCGTGCGCTCGTCAAAAAACTTTTCCGGCTTCGACAAACCGCCCTGCATACACAGCGCGGCTTCGATCACCTTGCCGCCGGTCGCCGGCTCCGCAACGTGAATAGCGGGCGCCCGATCGGCGCGGG